TTTCCAATTCGCTCCCAACCGCTTCCCACCGATCCGGCACATGTCGAACCTCGTCACTCCTTTCCTGCAATTCCAAGCCATTTGTCTAATTAAACGATTTCAAATAATCCAAAGCCTAATCCCGCCGATTGCTTTGAATCAGGTCGCCCTTCTCCAATTCCAACTTGTAGCCCAACCCTTGCAATTAAATTCGCAATGTCGGCTTCCGTTAGCATTCCAGCGTCATATCTGATCCTCAAAGTAGCTCCCCATTCCCTATACATAGGGCGGCTTCTTAAATCAATAACTCCTGTTGCATTTCTTGTTGGTGCGACCCATTGCTCGGCTTCCCCGTTTGTAATTTTTACTAAAGGGGCTCCGTCAACTTTGTCAAAGCCATCTTCTATTACGGAAAAGGCTAGTTTTGCGTGGGTCATTTTAAAGCCACAAGCTCGGCACGCACTAATAGCTGCATTCCTAAAGGCGGCGGCGTGGATGCCTTCCCAACCTTCATGTGAAATATGCTTTGCCCCTTCAAAAAGAGCATCAAAGTCTTTAGCTTCACGAATCTTTCGACTGCGTGAAGTGCTTCCGGCTTCTTGCGTTTGCCTCATTTGATCCATTGCCTTAGCACTAAACCTGTTAATAACAAGTGGTGCAATGCCTTTTAAGGTCAAATTGATTCGCCTAAAATCTGGCGGTGAAATTGCAACTGTTGAAGCAATTGTTTTTGTAGCAGCTTTTGTAGCCATGGTAAAAACGATTTAGTTTTAAAAAACGAGGGTTTTCCGCTTTGGCCTATTGGTTATCGCTCTGTTATCCCCCAATAAAAAAGAGGCTTGATTAAGCCCCTTGTAATTTGATCTTGATTTTGATCAAACGTCCAACTAAGCCTTTGTAATAAGTAAGTTGGCGTTTTGCTTCTTTGACCTCTAAAAGATTTCCTCTTGCAATTGCAAATTGGTAATCTTCGTTGGCTTGATGAAAGCTGGTCTTGGCATGGTCTAACTCAATTGCTAGTGCCGAAAGTTTTGCAGAAATCATGAAATTAAAAAGTGTGGGATCTCGCCCTATAAATGTATTATGGCATGCCAAGCAATAAAAAGCAAGGGCAAAAGATAATTAATCTCCTTTTATTTTTTTAGCTGCTGCAACAGGTTTAGCCTCTTTTTTGTCTCCGTTTGTCTCGTCAAGTTTATCCCATTTCTTCTCAAAGTCGTGATGTTTCTCTACTAGCACTTCGGCTAAATAGCATAAAACATCTGTATACTCCATTATTTGCTCGTAGCCTTCAGCTTGATTTTTTCTTCTAAAAGCACTCTCCAAAGCATTAAGAGCATCAATTCTTGCATTAATAGCGTCAAAACATGCTTTTTGTTCAGGGCTCATGTTGGTTTTTTCTTTTGCTGTTAAACGATTAGTCATTAGTCAGGCTCACAGGTAGTGGTGAAATCTCCAAAAATGGGTCTGTCTTTTTCTTCCTCTTCTTTGCAGCAATCGCAAAAATAAGGTTGAAGCGGCTCCTCCTTAACCATTGCCGCCAAAACTAAGAGCACTACTTTTTCTGGTGGCTGCTCATTATTAAAAAGAATCCCGACCTTTGCTTCTTTGCTTTTATCCATAGAAGTGGTAAAAGCAATTCCGTCTTCGCAGACAATTAGAGAATCTTTTAAAGACTGACCAGCATCTTTATCTACTGGCGATTGGCTGAATAAAAGTCCTTTTCCTAGATCTAAGTGCTGCACATAATAAGGTGCATAATCCTGGAAACATTTATCAAATTCATGCAAGCCTGTATCTAAATATTCAGAAAAGCGTGTGGCAACTGGGCCTAATGGCTCTTCCTTCTTTTTCTTTCTTTTTGGCATTAGTCAGTCTCCATGATTTTGTTTAATGGGGTTGGATCAAAATGTCGATCTCTTTCAATTGGCAAACCTAAAGGGCCTCTTACTTTTTCAAGCTCCTTGAGATTAAATTCTCCCAGTTCACGTTCTAGCCCTTGGATAAAACCAAAGCATTGTCGTGTCTCAGGGTCATATTCTGTAATCCACCAAGTCCAAGAAGAGTCAGGTGTAAAAAGTTTGACCCAAGCGGTTACGTCCTTTTCATTAACTCTCCCCTCTTTTTCATTCTCTCCAAGTTTAGGAAGCTTTTTTAAAAGCTCTTTTGTTAGTAATTTCATTGGGTAGCAACCAAAGGGTTTCACCTAAAAAACCCCCTGACAAAAGCCAAGGGGTAAAAATTTATTGTTTCGCTTTATGTAATAAAAAGCTCAACTGTTTTTTGAACCACATCAGGATCGTAGTAATTGCAATAGAAAATTTTTTTAATCTGATGTTGTTGTTTTGCAGTTAGCTCGCCGCCTAAGCTTTCTTCTACCTGCTGGATGAAATCGTGAAGTTTCATTTTAAAGTCCTTTAGTGTGGAGTCTCCCCCTTACTTGTATTATGGCATGCCATTAAGTAAAAAGCAAGCCTAAAAGTCGTTATTTAATATGTCATATTCCAGCCATGTCTCTTCCCATTTTTCTATACATTCATCTACTTCTTGCTCAATAACTCGACATAGCTTTGGGCCTGAAACCACCGTGCAGCATTTATCAATAACGACCTCTGGATGATGCAGCTTAATCATCGAAGCGTAAGCACCTAATTGTTCTGTTGCTGGCTTTCTGCTTTTGGCAGCTTTTAAGGATGAGCATGTTTTAAGGTCGCCCAAAAGTGTCCGGCCTTCTTGATCCTGCAATAAAAAATCAAATGATCCACCTAATGATCTCCCTTCATCGCATAAAGAATATTCAGTAGCAAAAAGAATTGACCCTTTAAAAAAATCTTGCTCCCTGATCGCTTTTGTCCAATCTTCCCAATCTGGTAAATCTTTTGGGTTTTTCTTTTGCAAAAAATCATCTGTATAAGCGTGAATATCTTTTCCCCTCTTTTCCCATCCCTTTGGCCCTTCTCTGTATTTTTCTATAAAAGCCATTGAAGCCTCGTCAATAAAATATCCAATAACAGAAGAAACATTATTCAAAAGCCAATCGCCTTTGTATCTATAACGGTGCTGTTCTGGATAATATTGTAATTCCTTTATAGTTGGAAGCATATTTAGGGGTGGCAAACTGGCTTATTTACGGCACAATATAAGCCAACCTCATTTTTCGGCAATGCCTGAAGAGCAACTCAAATCTGACTACAGAGTCACCATTGATGAACGGATTATGGAAGCTTTAGATCGAAAGCGTCCTATCGGATTAAGCCGCACCGCTTGGATTAATTTACTTTTACAACAGTCAATAGTTGAGCAGCCGGAAAGAATTGATGCCGTTCCTTGTGACGTTTGATATAGAAAAGGAGCGGTGGGCCTATGGGATGCTCCAATGGGTTCCCTACTCAATTAAACCAGCACCTTTTGATATTGCTCTCGCTAAAAAAAATTTTTACAGCAAGATGCAAAAAGAACGCAGCGATGCGGCACTAGATCAATTTGAAAAAGATCATCCTTACCAATCCAGCGAAGAACTAATCGCTTTTAGAAAGCTGGAAAAACTTGGAATTTATACACAAAGCGATTATTTCTCACCATGTAAAGCAGCGAATGGACATTACACAAGAAGACTCCGAGAGTTCGAAAGCAACCTTAGAGGATGCCCAACAACGGGTCAAAAACTTAAAAAGAGCCGCCGAAAAAGTCGTTGGCTCTACTTCTGATAGCCAAGATCGTTTGTTGCTTTTGCGTGAGCATGCGGAAGAAATTGGACTGCCTATTTCAAGAACTGAGGCGGCACATTATTTAGCACAAGCGGCGGGTAGAAATGTTGGCATTCCTGAGCCAAAAAGAGGTGGAGCAAAACTTGATGTTTCACCTTTGCCTTGGCTTTGGGAAGGGGTCATTATGCGTGGTCGTCAAAACCTTTTAGTGGCACCTCCGAAGATCGGAAAATCTGCCCTCATGGTGGCAATGGCTTCTGCTGCCATAAGGGGGCGGGAGGAATTTTTGAATCTTCCAATATGTGGAACGATCAATCATTTGATCATCGTAGGCACCGATCAAAACGTTTCCGACTGGTGGGTTTTGTTTGAAAGGGAAGGGCTTGGGAAAAAGACCCTTGATTCTTCTGGGCAAACAATCCATGAGTTAAGCGAGAAAGTTATTTTTTGGAGCCTCGAAGACAATGTCCAACTTAACGATGCAGGGATTGAAGCGATCTCAAAACTAGCGGCTGAAAATCCTGGGTCTTTAATTATCATTGACACCTATCACGCTTGCATCAGCCAACTTGGAATTGAAGAATCAAACTCCGATTTTGATATTCCTGCTCGTCAATTAGAAATGATGTTGGCGGGGACGGGATCAACTACCGTCTTGATTCACCACACGAATAAATCTGTTTCGGGTGGAAATGCCATCTCGGCCTCCCGAGGAAATAATAGCTTAGCTGGAGCAGTTAGTTGGTCGGTTCTACTTAATTGGTTAAGAATCCCGCTTGAGGGGCAAATGCAAACGGACCACAGAATTGCTTGTAAGCCTATGGGAAGAAGTAAAGCGACCAGCCTGGTTGTAGAGCTAAAAGATGATGGTTGGATTTCTCATGGCAGCGGTGAGGATGCTATGGCTGCTGAATCTTTAGCTGATGCAGAAATGAACCTGCAAGGTAGGCAGGGTGATATTTACGATCATGTTTGCAAGCTTTGGGAAAACCAAGTTCATACAACTGCTGCTGAGGTTGCTTCCCAATTTAATATCAATAATGAAAAAGCCCACCGAGCACTTAGGGCTTTAGAAAGAAAAGGTCTATTGATGCAAGATGGGACTAAAACGACAGTTGATTCTTCACTAGGAGGAAGACCCGCTTTACTTTTCAAGCCAACTAAAAAGGACTTTTCCTATGCCCCAAAAAGTGGGGGATTAAGGGGAAAAAGGGAAGAAACCCCCTCGCGTACACATGAAATAGATAATATATCCCCTTTACCCCCTTTGCCCCCCGAATCTGGGGGAGGCGAAAAAAAGATCGCTATAATCAAAGGAACCCCAATTCAGCGTCTTATGCCTGACGGCAAATGGAAAAACGGTTGGGTTGTTTGGGACGGCACTAACCCACATGACATGACAATCCAACCTTTAGGAAATACCCAAGTCAAAATTAAACGTCAGCGTTGGGGTATCGACGTTCGTGAATGTTTAGCTGGACCTTTTGCCCAAGAGGATGAATATGATTTTTAAAGACAACTACGAAGAAAGCATCGAGAAGGCAAAAGCCCAAGACAACAAAAAGCTTGAGGCAATTTGCCAAAAGCTTGAAGATGACATCCTTCAAAAGTACAAAAAAGCTTTAGAGGATCAAGGTATTAGTTCTGATCCTTTGGGCATTTTCTTGCCAAAATAGCAATGGCATGCCATAATGTAATTACGGGGGCGACTCCACACTTTATGAGGTTTTATGACTTCTTCGACACGCATCCTTAGCCAAATGCTCAAACCTGAGCTTTTACAAACTGCTAAAGGATTAGAGAAAAGGATAGAGGCACAAGAAAAAGCAACAATGACGCTTTTTTACCTTTGCATTACTGCAATAACAGCCGCCTTTATTTTTTAAGAAAATGCAAAAACCTAAAACACTTAACGATCTTAAGAAACATCCCTTAGTGGATGAAATATGGTTTGAGGATTTTGATGATGGGGAAGAATACTGCTTAAGCCTCAAAGAACCTTATTGGTTTAACACAGAAGAATCAATTTGGATCCACTGCAAAACAGTCAAAGAGTTAATTAGCTCCTTCTATCCATCAATCAAAGATCCTTACTAACTACCAAGCCCCCTTCATAGGGGGTTTTTTATTCTTATGTCCCTTATTAAAACTTACCTCCATAAAAAAATGTCTGATTTCCATGAAACCGCACTTCTTAAATACGAAGAAGAGCAAGACCAACTCCACAGAGAAGAACTCAAAAGGGAACAAAACCCTACAAAATACTGGCTAATCACAACTTCAGATTGGTATGACTATGCAAATACTGAAAAAGAAAAACAAGAGTTTATCGACCTTGCTAAAAAAGATAATCTTAAATTCTCATGTTCTGAACACATCCAAGGAGAAACTTACTAGCCTTTATTTGTTGAGGGAGCTTGACGCCTTTTGTCGAAGTGGGCTGAGAGGTATAACCGTCTAGAGCATGACGGGAAGCCAAAGCGGGGTGTGCCCGATCCATCCCCTCAACTATTATTGAAAAAAAACACTTCTGTATGGCAGACCAAACATCAATCAAAACTCTCAAATCTGATCATAAAAACGCAAGAAAAAGAACCGACAGATCAACTTCCTTAATTAAAGAATCTCTAGAACGCTTTGGTGCAGCACGCTCCATTGTCATAGATGAAGACAACAGAATCCTTGCAGGCAATGGAACCGTTGAAGGTGCCAAGTCGGCAGGGATTAATAATGTTCGGGTTATAGAAACTGACGGTCAAGAAATTATTGCTGTTAAAAGAACTGATCTATCAGAAGAAGATAAGGTCGGGCTCGCTTTAGCTGATAACAGAACTTCCGACCTGTCTGATTGGGATAAAGAAATGCTCCAGCAGCTTTCAGATGAACAGGACATTTCCCCTTGGTTTGAAAAAGATGAACTTAATGAGCTTTTAGGCGATTCCAATCAAGAAGAATTTTCTACTGGCAGGCCGGAGGGCGACCCTAGAAAACTTTCTGATATTTTTGGCGTCGTTCCCTTTTCCGTTCTTAATGCTCGTGAAGGTTGGTGGCAAGAAAGAAAAAGAGCTTGGATTGCTTTAGGCATTCAGTCCGATATTGGTAGAGAAGGTAATCTTTTAAAAATGTCAGACACAATTCTTCAGCCTGACGAAGCCTTAAGAACTCTCAAAAAGACCTTAGAAAATACAAATATCAAGTCAATAGGAAACACAATGGTTTCCGCTGTTCCTGGGTACTACACAAAAAAAGACAAAGGAATGACCGATGAAGAAATAGCTCAAGAATTTCTTGCTAAAGGTTCACAAGTGGCAACAGGCACTTCAATCTTTGACCCTGTTCTCGCTGAGCTTGCTTATACATGGTTTAGTCCAGTTGGCGGCACAATTCTTGATCCTTTTGCTGGTGGTTCTGTTCGAGGTATTGTTGCTTCAAAAACAGGTCGGGATTATATAGGCGTTGATCTAAGGCCAGAACAAGTAGAAGCAAATGAAAGACAAGCGGAAGACATTTGCACCCAAAATAAACCTTCTTGGCATGTAGGCGACAGCAGAGATATTCATCAAATTTGCGACGGCTTTGAAGCTGACATGATTTTTAGTTGCCCTCCCTATGCTGACCTCGAAGTTTATAGCGATGATGAAAGGGACATTTCAACCCTTTCTTACGAAGACTTTGTCGCTGCTTATAAAGAAATAATCGTTAAAGCCTGCACCCTTTTAAAAGACAATTCTTTTGCCTGCTTTGTCGTTGGTGAAGTGCGTGACAAAAAAGGCATTTACCGTAATTTCGTGGGCGATACAATCAATGCTTTTATAGAAGCGGGTCTTGATTATTACAATGAAGCAATTTTAATTACAGCGATTGGCACCCTTGCTATTAGATGCGGACGGCCTTTTGAAACATCAAGAAAGCTAGGCAAAACCCACCAAAATGTACTTGTCTTCGTTAAAGGTGATCCCAAAAAAGCAACCGAAAAATGTGGTACCTGTGAATTTAAAAACCCTGAAAGTTTAGAGTTTGACGACGTTTCTACTACCCTATAAACAAATAAATAAATAAGTGGCAGCTAAAGAATCCACAAGAGCAGAAATAGAATTAAGGGTCGCTCGCCTTGCTCGCATCATTGCGACTGGTGGTAGGAGGTCAGATTGCGTGCGGTACGCCGCCGACAACTGGGGGGTGAAGGAAAGGACTGTAGACAGCTATCTAAACAAGGCTAGAGCTCAAATAAGGGCTGATTGGGATATAGAGCGACCCCAGATGATCGCCGACTTATTAGCCCAATGCAGCACCTTACAAATGGAAGCCAGAAGGTCGGGCCAATATCACATCGCATTGGGTGCAATTAATACAGCAGCAAAATTAGCTTCCCTTTGCTCGTGAGTTTTTTAGACACTGCCAAAGAAGGAAAGGTTTGCTATCAGGCAGCAGGGGGCGATGATTTAAATGTCGATAATTTATTACAAAAGATAAAGTCAGATCTTCATCCTGGTCAGCTTGATTTTGTTGATGATTCTTCTACTGAAATATTAGGCTTATCGGCTGGTTATGGAGCCGGAAAGACAAGGTCGCTTTGTGCCAAGACGGTTAACTTGGCATGCCTTAACCAAGGTTTTACGGGATGCGTCATGGAGCCAACGGGACCTTTAATTCGTGATATTTGGCAGACGGACTTCGAGACTTTTTTAGAGGATTATGAAATTCCTTACACATTTAGAGCATCCCCTTTGCCTGAATATGTTTTGCATTTGCCAGAAGGCGACACCAAAATCCTTTGTCGATCCTTTGAGAACTGGTCAAGGATTATTGGTTTGAACTTGGCTTTTGTTTTAGCTGATGAAATAGATACGGTTACGCCAACAATTGCATCAAGAGCTTTTCCTAAAATTCTTGGTCGTCTTAGGTCAGGCAATGTTAGGCAATTTGGAGCAGCATCAACGCCTGAAGGCTTTAGGTGGATGTGGCAAACATTCGGAAGCGATGAAGCCCAAAAAAGAGAGGACCGCCGCTTAATAAAAATGAAAACAGTTGATAATCCTCATTTGCCTGCTGACTTTATTTCAAGGCTTGAGGCCAACTATGACAGCAGCCTTTTACAAGCATATTTAAACGGGGAATTTACTAATTTAACAACGGGTCAAATTTATGATCGTTTCAAAAGATCTTTACATGTTGTTAATGGACCTTTTGCTTTTGATGAAGAGCCATTAAGGATTGGAATTGACTTTAACGTCGGGAATATGTCTGCGGTTATAGGGGTAAAAATAGGTGAAAAGCTAACAATAATTGACGAAATAATTAAAGCCCACGACACAGATGCTTTAGCTAAAGAAGTTATTCGCCGCTATCCTCAACGAAGGATATTTGTTTACCCTGACTCGTCAGGAGGGAACCGTTCAACCAATGCAGCACAAACAGATATATCCATACTCGAAAGTTATGGATTCTCAAATCAAAGCCCGAAAGCGAACCCACCAGTTAGAGATCGAATCTCGGCTGTCCAAGCTCTTCTTGAGAACGGACAAGGAAAAGTACGATTGGAGATTGCTTCCTGTTGCAGACGCTTAATCGAGTGTATTGAATTGCAGTCTTATAACGAGAATGGTGATCCTGACAAGGAATCAGGGTATGACCATGTCAATGATGCGTTGGGGTATTTAGTTTGGCGTGAATTTAATCCGTTATTTGCTCGGGCAGGTCGGGGTACAGGCATTAGAGTGTATTGAAAAGCTCAAAGACAATGTTCAATTCTTTTCTTGGTCTTTTATTTAAGGCATTGCCAGCCGGAGAAGTTCACGCTCATGGTGGCGGAGGAGGAAAAGGAGGTGGAGGAGTGGATTATTCAAAAGCTATTGCTAAATCAATAAAAAAAAATAAACAGGGAAAGTCAAGTAAACAAAGTAAAGAAGATATGCTTAATCGCTCAATTGCAAGGCTTCGTTCAAGGCTAGGAAATGCTCCTACTAATAAGAGAGTGAAATTATAAAAAACGCTAAACTAATTAAAAAATGACTAAAAAAATGCTTTCTTTTTTATTTAATTTAATTCCCGCCAAAGAGGTTCACGCTCATAGCGGGGGACATGGAAAAAAAAGTGGCGGAGTGGGAGGGGGAGGTTCTTTAGATGAAAAAATAGCGTTTCACAAAACAGAAGAAGCAAGATTATTTAGAGCACAAGATAGAGTTATGGATCGTGGAGGAAGTAGTGCAAGTGCCATGAGAATAAGGGACGCACAAAGAAGTAATTATCAACAGTTAATATCGGCAAATGCAAGAAAATTAAGGGTTTTAGAAGATAAGAAAAAAAGTCAAGCAAAAGCACTAGGAAAAAAAACAGAAGCAAACAGAAACGAATCGTTTAAAAGTGGAGCAACAAATAAAGCAGGAAGCAAGTCAGTTACAGTAGTGAAATCAGCTTTAGCTAAAACAAGCTCTTCTGAGGTTGGGAAAAAATTAACATCAAAACAAAGAGCAGAAATCAAAAGGGATATATCTATGGAACAATTTGGTCTTAGACCTGGGAAAAGAACTTTAACTCAACAAACATATAAAACACTGTTATTGAGAGAAGGCTATATGTAAAAGAATATAAGAATAAACTAAACTAATTAAAAATGAGGGTTCATCGTGTATAGCGGCTACAACTATTACAACCGAGAAAAAACTGCCGTTAAGGATGCAGACATTAATGACCCTAATACTGCGTGGTTAGCACAGGAGCCTCATTGGATCTTGATTGAAGATTTAATGGGCGGCACTTTTGAAATGCGTTCTAAACATAGACGCTACCTCCCACAAGAACCCAGAGAATTAGATGAAAGCTATGACAATAGATTAGCCCGTTCAGTTTGCCCCCCTTATTACCAAAGGCTTGAACGCATGCTGGCAGGGATGCTTACTCGTAAACCTGTAAGGCTAAATGATGTCGCTGATTTAATTAGAGAGCAATTATTTGATGTCGATCTGCAAGGAAATGATTTAAACGTCTGGACATACGAAACTGCACGGAAAATGATTCGTTACGGTCATGTTGGTGTTTTAGTTGATGCTCCTGCTGCTGGTGAAAATGGTCGGCCTTATTGGGTCAGTTATACGCCCCGAGAAATATTAGGTTGGAGAACTGAATTAGTTGATGGTAGACAAAAATTAGTCCAGCTTCGATTGCTTGAAAAGGTCTTTGAGCCTGATGGCGATTATGGCGAAAAAGCTGTTGAGCAAGTCCGACTTTTAACACCTGGTACTTTTGAAGTTCATAAAAAGGACAAGCAAGGCGAATATCAATTAGCAGAAGAAGGAACAACAAGCTTAGATGAAATACCTTTTGCAATTGCTTATGCCAATAGAGTAAATGTTATGGAATCTCGGCCCCCAATGGAAGACATCGCCGAGCTAAATCTTAAGTCATATCAAATAGCTTCTGACCTTGATAATCAATTACATATATCGGCGGTGCCAATGCTTGCTTTCTTTGGCTTTCCCCAAAGCAGTGAAGAAGTAAGTGCCGGACCTGGTGAAGCAATTGCCTTTCCTGCTGAAGGTCGAGCCGAATATATCGAAAGCAAAGGAACCAGCTACAATGCTCAATCAACAAGGCTTGAAGAAATAGCCCGACAGATTAACGAGCTTGGCTTAGCAGCGGTGCTAGGACAAAAACTATCCGCAGAGACAGCAGAAGCAAAACGAATAGACCGATCTCAGGGAGATAGCACGATGCAAGTCGTAGCCCAACAGATGCAGGACATGATTGACAATTGCCTTTTGTTTCATGCAAATTATTTAGGCAGCAACGAGGCTGGTAGCTGTTTTATTAATAGAGATTTCTTGTCGTCAAGACTTGACCCTCAAGAAATAAACGCCTTATTACAAATTAGAGCGCAAAACGAAATCACTCAAGAAACTTTGTTGAAACTGTTGCATGAAGGGGAGGTGTTAGGGGATGACTTTGATATAGAAGAAGAAATTGAATCAACAGAACAAGCTGGTTTAATTGAAATGGATCAACCAGAAATAAAGGCTAGGAAAACAATGCCAGAAGAATCAGCCGAGCCAGAAGACGAAGGAAAAATAGCAGCATAATGAATGAGCACCCCAGAAGCCTTCTATCGGAACGCTATTGACCTAAATAGGTATAGCAATAGCGTCGCTAAAAAAATTGTCGTTTCATATAACGATATTATTTTGAATACAGTTGAGCGTTTGCGTTCAATTGATGAATTAACAGCCCCTCAAACAGCCAAAAGGTTGAGGTCTTTATTGGCCCAATTAAAAGAAAGCCTTGCAAATTGGACTGTTGATAGTTCAGCTTTTATGACTGATGAATTGCAGGGGTTGGCCCTATTGCAAAGCGAGTTTGTAGCCGAGGAATTAAAAAAGGTTGTGCCATCAGGACCAAAAGGTGATGTCAGAGTCAGGACGGTTGAAGTTAGTCCTAAATTCGCCAAATCTGTTGTCACAACAGACCCGACAAAGATTAATATTTTTGCTTTGCCGAGGGAACTGGAAGATTCCGTCCTACAAGGAGGAAGCCCCCTTTATAATTTGACGGCTCAAAGGGGATCAGTAATAACTTTGCCTAATGGCATGACAGTAGAAAAAGCTTTTAGAGGATTAGCTTCCTCTCAAGCTGATCTTTTTACTAAGACTGTTCGAAGTGGCTTATTATCTGGAGAAACAACTCAACAAATAGCTAGGAAATTAAAAGGTCGATTAAATTTCGGACAGGCAGGCTCGGTTAGGCAAATAGCAGAAAAAGGCGGCTCAATGACAAGGATGGCAAACCATCAAGTGATGACAATAGTAAGGACAAGCGTTAATCAGGTTTCAAATGCAGCAGCACAAGGGGTTTATAACGCTAATGAAGATATAACTAAGAAATATGAATATGTTGCGACCTTAGATTCTCGAACTTCTGCAATATGTGGTCGCCTTGATGGACAAACTTTTGCTTATGGAAAAGGCCCAACGCCTCCTCAGCATTTTAATTGTCGTTCAACTACTGTTCCTGTTATTGATTATAAAGGGCTGAAAGAGCAAGGCTTTGATTTTGATGATATAGCGAAAGGTCAAAGACCATCAGAAAGCGGAATGGTACCAGGCAACACAACTTATGCTGATTGGTTAGCGAAGCAGCCTTTAAGCGTTCAAGAAAAGGTCTTTGGTAAATGGAAAACGCAATATTTTACAAAGCTGTCAAAACAAAAAGGTGGGCCACAATCTGCCTTAAGAAAAATAATTAAAAAGGACGGAAGTGAACTTTCACTAAATCAACTACAAAGACGCTACGGTAGGGTTTAGTTGCTTCTTTTATCATGCCAAAGGGCGTTGGGACTTATGGTTCAAAGGTAGGAAGACCAAAAAAGAAAAAGAAGGGAGGTAAAAAGAAATGAAAAAAGGAGCAAGAGTTAGTTGGGTTTATCAAGGCGTTCGTACTTATGGAAAAGTTACGAGTGTTGCTGGTAAAAGAGCTTCTATCAAAACTGCATCTGGAGGAACAGTTACCAGAGTTGGAACTGAGAAAGATCCTGTAATTAGAATCAAATCAGAGTCAACAGGTAATGCTGTATTAAAAAAAAGATCCCAATTAAAAACAGCTACTAAGAAAAAATGACAGTTGCTAGAGGTAAAGAAAAATTTGTTGGATATAACAAACCGAAAAGGACACCTAGCCACCCCACAAAGTCACATGCTGTTCTTGCTAAAGAAGGAGACAAAACAAAATTAATTAGATTTGGTCAACAAGGGGTTAGTGGAGCTGGAG